ATGAGTTCTCTCCCGTCCCCCTGCATTGATCGCATTGTCGACGATATTAGGGATTGCCGCGACGGCCTGATTTCTATGCGCGCTGACTATGTCCAAGCCTTCGCGGCCGGCGAGAACGGACCATTCGCATGGAAGGAATTATCTCAGCTCCAGTCCATCATCATGGCGTTTGACGCCGTCATTGATGATGCAGCGCGTCGCAGTCGACTAGCAGCGTAGCGTCGACAGGTCCGCATTTAACTAACCCCCGTCATCAACTATTTCGAACGTCCGGCGCTGCCGGCGAAGGAGAAGCCATGATTGAAGACCACGAAATTGTCGTCGCGAAAATTCTGCAGTTCGCCGAGGAAAATGAAGCGATGCCCATTACTCAGGTTCTGCAGGAAGCTGAGGCAGATGATTGTTACGTCGACAATATCGCCGCCGTATGTGGCGGAGAAAACGGTCGCCCGTATGAGGTTCAGTTCGACTACTCGCCCGGTAATGTTAGCTATTGGTCGACACATGAAGAAGCTCGCGCCGAGGCGGCGCGACTTTGGCTCAGTGGTCAAGCCTCTCGCATGGACGATCACATTGTGTCGGCGGTCAACAAGCGCATCGCCAAGCGCGTTGAGGAGTATGACGACCGTATGGCCGCTTACGCCGCTGAACTGAAGGCGGAGATTCGATCGAGGCAGGCCGCCTAAACCACCCTCGCAATCAGCAGTAAACAACAACCTGCCGGCGCGTGCCGGCAGGAGCAGCGCACCGCCGTTATGCCAACGCGGTTGCCACGACCTTCGGCACCCACTTGCCATTCAATGTTGAATAGGCACCGCCAATAATGCTGCCAGCTGAGATGAAGCCAAAAATAATCGCAGCGTAGTAGTATGCGTTGATCTTGCGGGCATTCACGGATGGTCTGAGCCAAGCGTTCGGGTCCCAAAGCATCGCCATGTTTGCCTGATGATTGTAATCGTCGGTGTGAAGTGACCAGTTCACCCACGTACAAAAGCCCGCAAGGAGGGTGGACATTAGACCACCAACAAACCACCAGACAGTGGATTGGTATTGAGCCAATGCCTCTGGCTTCGCCGCCAAATCGCTGAGGAACGTAAACAAGCCAAACAGAGCGCCACCGTGGATCAAAAGCAGGCTCGCGAGTATCCATCTCCCCCATTGGGTTGACGCATCAAATGTCGCTCGCTGCATTTCCTTATATTCTTTGTAGACCAAGTGCGCGAGCTCTTTACGGTCAGTCATGATGTTGATTGGATTTTGCGGTCGTTCTTCGTCGGCCATGTGAATCGATCCCCCAGTTTCGAATATCCACGATAACAAAAAAATTCCGTTTCGCCTGCTGACGTTTTCGACCCTCTTGGTAGAAACAGAGGTAAGACGCGCGGCCGAGACTTCCGATAACCAAATGCAATTATTGGCATACCGATATGGGAAAGCTCTTCGCTCTCAGTGGCCAAGTTGCAGCGCCAAGACAGCCACCAAATAGGATACTGCAATCATCACGTAGGCAAACTGGAGAAGTGTCACTGGTCATCCTCGCTTGTTGAAGGGTGACTATCCAATTACGCCCGTGACTGCGCCGTGTCATGGAAACATTCCGCAAAAAAGTTTCCTTGACGCCCGGAGATTGGGTGACGCCTCCACGCCATCTGGTGTCCACCCCGCTCGGAAACGGAACCGGTCTTGCTCAGCCGCAGGATTTCGCGCCGGTGGTTACAGAGTGGCATTGGCCGAGCGCTGAGGACGTGGCAGGCGACCTAACAGAAGACCAGCGCGCGTCCATTCTGGCGGCCGTGAGCGCGTCCGACTACAAGAAGTCTCCGAAGGCCAAGAACTGGGTCGGAAGCGCTGTAGCGTACGCTGTGGGGCTGGATTTAGACGACAACGTGCAGCGCAAGCGTGCGACCAGCCTTGTGAATGCCCTGATGCGTGAAGGCGCGCTCATCGAGCGGGAGGAGCGAGATCCGGTGCGGCGCGAGGTGGCGGTGTTTGTGAGGGCGGCTTAGGAGATCCTTCCCGCTGCTTGTTCGATGATAACGGCAATATCGTCAGGCGCAGTAACGAAGCCAAGGTCATCACCACTGAGAAGTTCGACAATCGCCCATTTCGCAGCGTTGATGTGTACGAGACGGACATCAACCCTTCCGCTTTCAAGGTTCTCGTACGTCCGGAGAGGAACGCCCATCACGGCAGCAAATTGTCGCTGATTGAGGTGGGCAGCATTTCGCAAAGCTTTCAGTTCTTCAGCCGACATTGAATTCCACACTCCCTTTTGTTATCTTGGGAACCGGAGAGGTTGCAGCCCCTCCGGCCCCCAGTTTAACGGCCGATGGAGATCGTTACTCTCCACTTGCCGAACCGGACTTGGACGGTGAGCTTGATGCTCATGGTATCCTCCAGTCGGGTTGCCGAAGCGGGTTTGCTTCGGTGATTTCTTTATGCCACCATTTTGGTGGAATTGCAATAGAAAACCACCATTTTGGTGGCAAAAAATAAAGCCGTCGGCCTTGCAGGGCTGGCGGCTTTTTTGTGGAACTATCGCCTTCGTCGGGAGTTATAGAGCGCAAGTAGCTTGCGCACTGACCACGGATGTACTGGCAGAAGATGACAAGCGACAGGAAGGCTGGTGCGGTTTCGCCCCGGCCTTTTCTTGTTAAAGACCCGATCGTTCTTTTCGTTGTTGTGCAGCCTTAAAGATGGCTGCGAAGTTCGTCATATCAGCGTCGCCGAGTACGTAGCGGTCAGTCTTCATCCGCATATTCTCGGCTGAGAGAGAGTAATCAAAGCAAATCGACCCTTGCTCCAGATCAAATGTGCCGCAAACAACACCTCCCTCAGGTGTAGTTCTAGCGGAAAATATAAACGTGTGGAAAATACGCTTTTCTCCCGGGTGGATCGCAAAATCTGCAGGCCCTGCAAAATGTAAACGGCCGTTATAGTAGCTCTGCGTTACCAATACTGGGCCGTGCCTGTCGTCGCTGAATGGAGCTCCGTTTCGGTCCCACACTTGTAAACTGATCATCTTTGCAGTGACATCGCTAGTGTTTTCAAGGGCAATATTCAGCTTATATTTTTGCTCGTCGGGGCCGATTGCCATAGTCGGAGTGTATGACACTTCCACCCTCAAAGAGGGAGAAGATATTCGCTTGAACGCGTCCTCTATGTCGTAATGCTCCATGGCGAAAGCGCTGCCACCAGACCGTTTGAAATACTGCTTCTGATCAGTTGCCTCCGACCTATGCGGCCTGCGCTCCGATCGTGGCACGTCCACGACGATGTACCCAGCGTCAGAGCCTTCTTTAGAGTGGATAGAGGCTACCCTTATTCCGTCATGGCGTGGTTGAAGCAGTTCTGACGCGGCGTCTCTAACGGTGGTTTCCGCGCGTGAAACACCCGGTATTGGGGTCAATTTTTCCGCTTGGTCTACCCCATCTATTTTACGGCAATCTATACCGAAAACAATCACTCCACCCGCGGAGTTCGCGAAGGCCGAAATTTCTTTCGCGAGAATTTTCTTACCCGGTTTTGTAAGTGCTCCATCGATGAAGATGGGCTCGCGATGGTCGTTCGCCTTGAACTCAAGTTCAAGGTTTTCCTGCTTTCCGAGCAGAGACTCGATGGCCGTTTCGCCGCCAGATACAAGTTCGTCGTATGTCATGTACTGCAACCCCGTTTGCCACGATATACAACTTCTAATACTGCCCGGATAGCGCATTTTTTATCCGTGCAGTAACTGTGCACATCCGTGCGTTCACACCTGCACAGCTCTGCCCGGTTGGTGCACGTTTAGGGGTATATATATTTTTAAATATATACCCTACTCGTGCAACCGTGCAGGGCGGTGTGCTGGCTGCACGGTTCCTGAGGTTTTTTATTCGGGCAACGTGCAGCGGGCAAAAGGGCAGTCCGGGTGCAACCTGCCTTTTGACTGGAACTCGAATCAGGGTGGTCGCATTTTCGGGTCAAAAGGAGGGCGCAATGCCGGACAACGAAATGCAGCCATACACTGTCGAGCAACTGCAACAGGAATACTCGGTTAGTCTGCCAAAGGCCGTCGAGGTCATGGATCGCTTCGGCGGAGATCGGCGGACGATCAAAAAGCTAATGAAGCGATGTCCGCAGCGCGGCGACGAGCACTAGACCAAAGGGCCGGCTTGAAGTCGGTCTTTTTTGCAGATCCGGTCTTGAACCCGCCTTTGCTCCCACCAATATTTTTCGTGCTTCTTGTTCTGTTTGGATTGGAGGTAAGAAATGAACAGCCAAGACGTTTTGTTTCGAGCGCCAGTTCGCGTCCGGTTACAGTGCGGACTCGAGAGAACATTCCTCAGCGTATATGACGCACTGGATTTTTTGGAAGCAGAGTGGCCGCTCCGACGCGGAGATCGCTACAAGAGGGCAGTGAACCGATGCAGGGCAGCTCTTACGTGGTCGGCATCGTCTGAAGTCGCCCGCGCAGCCTTCATCGCAGCTTGCCTTGAAGCTGGCATGCCGATGGTGTCGCCAAGTCCGGCGCCAATGCGCGAGCACAGCCTTCACGCCACTGGCTAGCGACACAGCCCCGCTTTTCGCGGGGCTTTTTTCATGCCCAAAAAATATTTCCAAATTCGACTACCCGTTTTCGCTCCTCTCTCGGAAAGTATGTGTGTGGTTCACATCGTGGCGCCTATTTCTGTAGGCGTGGATCACAGAACCCGCCCCAAAACACTATATACTAAGGCTCTGTATGGAGCGCATCCGACCAAAAATGGAGGCGTCATGATCAGACTTCGTGTCGAGAATATTGGAGGGCCATTCCCCGGTAAGGGGCAGGCCCCCTCAATGTCACGCGACAAGGTATTGCCCCGAAATGAGCGAGCGGCCTTTGAAAGGCTGAATGACTTAGCCGCGATGCGGCCGCATGTGATGGATGCGGGTTCTCTTGCTCCAGCGAACGATAATCGAAAGCCACCAGAAACGCCTGCGACTAAATCTCCCTGGCAGGCGCGAGAGCTAAGGCTAACGCCATCACAAGCTGATTTTCTTCACCGTGGACGAAGCTCGGTGCATCGGCGCATCAACGACAGGACGGAGTTGATATTGAAATCCCGCGGAATGTTGGCATGGCGCAAGGGCAGTGACGACAAATTCTACCTGGTGCCGAGCGACAAAGGTCAAGCAGCGCTCAGCAAATACGAACAGCGAGAGGGACGTAAATGAAAACCACTACCAACCCGCCAGCAGGTTTCTACCTGTCATCGATGTTCCCAGGGGTACTATTCAAGCGCAGGGACGAGGGGACATCATCTGCCACACCGTCATATCGCACAACAGCCGCGCACCGCGCCGCAGTGGAAAAATGGCGCAAGACAGCGCCGGCGAATGACAGCGATATTTTTGGCAAGAAGCCAAAGACCGACGCACCACGTCACCGAGGCTTGGGAGCTATGAGCGGGCTGCTCGCGTTCCGTAACAGGCCCACTGGCGTGGCCGAGGGTGCGGGAGTCAAAATTAAGGGCTTCTCCGCTTTAGCTTCCAACTGGTCGCTTATTCCAGCCAACGACAACGTGACGCCAGAGGATGGTTTCGGCAATGAGCGGTCGGTGCAGTACGAACCTAGCATTGATCTGATCATGGAATCCGTTGCGAAGATCAAAACGCGGGAGCGACCAGAGCCGTCTATGCTCAATGCGAAAGGCGAACGAGAAGTCCATGCGATCCCAACCGGCGGTTCGCTCGAATACGGCTCGTACACCGACGACGACGGCAAGAGGCACAACTGCATTATCAGGATTGGGTCTCTGCGCTTCAGCGATGGCACGCAAAAGGAGAAAGGACACAAGCTTGTGCTCTGCGAAGCAGTCAATGCCGATATACGGATGCCCGTCGGCGCCATGCTTGGCTGCAATGAGAAATCCGCCCGCGACAAGGGCGTCGAGATCGATGAGACGGGTAGCAATGCGCACTACAGGTGGATGGTGAAAGCCAAATCCGCAAAGCAACCAAAGAAAAAGGATCGAGCTAAGCTGCGCGTCGTCCTGTCGAAGATGGAAGCGCGAGCCATGCTTGAGAAGGCGATCGAAAACACGCCGGTAATGCCCGAGATCAAGAAATGCCCTGATGGCTTTCCATATGGCCCTGCATCGTTGCGTCAGCTCTTCATTGCCGGTCGCAAGGGCAAGAATGGCGAGACGGGATCGCAGGCGTGGGAGGATATCGCGGTTGAGAGCGAAAACAAGCGACAGTTCGAAATTGCTCTGGAGAGCATGCTCGAAAGCGACGTCAGTATACTTGCTGATGCTGTCGACGCCAAGAGCCTGACGCAACTCGGGGAAGCTCGTGGATACAAGGGACGACATGCGGTCGATGCAGGACGTTCACTGTTGAGGGCGGCAAACGACAATTTCGAGCAGGCGCTGGCATTGGCTAAGTACGCAGCCGAAGGCTGAGGGAAGAAAAATTCCACTCATCCACCTAATGAAGTGAAGGGGTTGAAAAGCTCCAAACGCTTCTGGCCGCACCGATGTTGCGACAGACGCTCGGCCAGCGATGAGCCGGGCGTAACTACCCAAATCACCAAGTGACTGGTGAAAACGAAATACCTCTGGCGGTCAACTCTACCTCAAGCGCATCTCGCCAAATTGCCCAATCGGCGAACTGCCGAACGCCAAAGAAGTTGTCGCCAGCAGCCACATTAGCGGGATTTGCTTCGTCGAACTCGTACGCGCGCCGGACGCCGTCATGCAGCGAGATGAGTCCGCTGTCGCTTAGTTTAGTGATGTCCATCATTTATCCTCCAGATTGAACCTTTCACATAGGTGATGGAAAAAACTTATCAATGTCTCGGCGCTCGCTATGCGTCTGTTTCCCAATCCCATGCGCGTTCTCCTCCGCTTGCATGGTGATCGTGCGGCCCGTTCCCCTTGATCTGTTACCGGATTGGGTTGAGCGGGCCGCTTTTGTTTTAGCGTTCTATGATGATGCAGCGAGACGGGTTTGCTGCACGCTTCTTGCATCTAGTAATTGCTTCTGCGTCTGCCTGAGCCTGCGTCTTATGTCCCCAAGACCAACCGCACCCCCTCATTCCGGTCTCGGTCAGTGCGGGGCCTTTGGCAAAGGCGATGTACCCGTATCCCTTATATTTTTCTCTGTCGTTTCTGAACTTTTGAAGGGCAGCGCTGCACCCGTAAAGCCGGTTCGTATTCACTTCGAACGGTTTATAGTTTTCTTCATATAACTGGCAAGATGCCAAGCTGAGGACGGCAACCGTTGCCAGAATAACTTTTGATAGTACGCGCAATTAATCCCCCTATCGCAACCTGCGGGAGATTAGGTTGGCTGCCTTAAGTTGGCAACACGATGTTGGTTCAACTCCAGCTGCGCACCGCCATTCCTAATTTTGAGAAAATAGGAAACAACAGCATGGACACCAATGAGCGTGATGCTGAAGTGCTGTCGGCTGAACGTCATGCCTTTACATTGATTGGTTGGGCCAAGCGATCTGCTGACAATGGCTACACCGAAAAGGCCCTGCACCAAGCTCAGGCTGCGTTGTCTATCGCCCAGGCTGTTGACCTGTTGAAGAGGCGGTAATGCCAAAACCCTACGGCCGCTCAGCCGAAGCCGCACTATACCGTCGAATGTACAAGACATCGCGGTGGCAGCGTTTGCGAGCGGCACAGCTTTCTGCCGAGCCATTGTGTCGGTTCTGCCTGGCTATTGAGGATGTCACCGAGGCTACGGTGTGTGACCATGTGCGCCCTCACAAGGGCGACGAGGCTTTGTTCTACGACCCGAACAATCTGCAATCGTTGTGCGCTCCATGCCATGACAAGCTGAAGGCTCGCATCGAGCGAGGACAGCAGGCAGTGGTGATTGGTGTCGATGGATATCCGATCGATGTCGGTGGGTAGGGGGTGTCTCGAAAGTGGCCGACCGACCGCCGTAGGACCGCCGGGGTAACACAACGCAAGTGCAAACACAGATTTTTGCCTAGCGCGTGCGCAAGCGCGCGTGCGCGAGGGGATTCCGCATGTCTGAGAAGAAAAGCCGCGTCGACAGCGTTGACGAGGCGATAAGGATCGCGTCGGCAGCTTCTGAGGATATCCAGTTTCCCGAAAACGTGCCGCTCGACGACGGCGACGTGCCGTTCTTCAAGAACGTGATTGCCGAATATGCCCGCGCGGACTGGTCGGCGCACCAGCTTGAGATTGCTGCGATGCTTGCCCGCACTATGGCTGACCTTGTGAGGGAGCAGGACCTGCTTCGCACTGAGGGATCGGTCGCGGTCACCGAAAAAGGCACGCCGGTAGCCAATCCGCGAAAATCCGTTGTCCAGATGCACGCATCGTCCATCCTTTCCTTTCGCCGATCGCTCGCGCTGCATGCCCGAGCCGTCCAGGGCGAGGCAAGGGACGCGGCCAAGCGGCGAGACCAGGCCAAAGAGATTGAGGCGGGCGCAAGCGTGGACGACGAACTCCTAGCCTAATCGAGGTTGTTAATGCTTTCTGAGGCCGTGGTCGGCGCCATCAAGTGCGGCCTGATCCCGGTTCTGCGCGACTGGCGCGGACTACCGACGTCGGAGCTCACCCGCGGCGAGAAGATGTGCCGCTTTGTTGAGGAATACTTGGTCGTGCCAGAGGGCGCGCTGGTCGGTCAGCCGATTAGGCTGCTGGACTTCCAGGTGGCCTTCATCCTGTCGGTCTATGACAATCCGAACGGCACGTCGCGAGCGTATTTGTCGATCGCACGTAAGAACTCCAAGACGGCCACCATCGCCTGTCTGCTGCTCGGCCACGTGATTGGCCCTGAGGCGTTTCCGAACAGTCGCATCATGTCGGGCGCGCGTTCTCGCGACCAGGCTGCGGAAGTCTTCAACTACGCCAGCAAGATGCTGATGATGTCGCCGCGCCTGAAAGGGCTATATCGCATCGTCCCATCCGGCAAAATGATTGTCGGCCTGCGCAAGAACGTCGTGTATCGCGCCAGCTCGGCGGAAGCCAAGAGCGCGCACGGTGGGTCGCCACTGGTCGCCATCCTCGATGAGGTCGGCCAGATCAAAGGCCCGCACGACGACTTCGTCGAAGCGATCGTGACGTCGCAAGGCGCCTACGGCGACAAGGCGATGATCTTCGCTATTTCGACGCAGGCAGCTACTGACGGCGACCTCTTTTCGCGATGGCTGGACGATGCCGAGACATCAAAAGCACCACGAACGGTTTCGCACCTCTACACGGCTCCTGCTGATTGCGACGTCCTCGACAAGGAAGCGTGGAAAGCCGCAAACCCAGCGCTTGGCAAGTTCAAGTCCGTTTCATCGGTTCGTGACGACGCGGAGCGTGCGGCACGTATGCCGACTGAAGAGGCCAGCTTCCGCTGGCTCCATCTCAACCAAAGGATCGATGCCAATGCTCCGTTTGTGTCGCCGGCTATTTGGCGAGCGTGCAACGCTCGAGTTGTGGACTTTGATGGTCTCCCTGTCTTTGGTGGGCTCGACCTTTCTGAGGTGAGCGACCTGACGGCTCTGGTGCTGATGGCGCCGAAAGAGCAGGAGGGTAAGACCGTCTGGCATGTGAAGCCGACGTTCTGGCTGCCGGGAGACGGCATCAGGGCCAAAGCCAAGGCCGACCGCGTTCCGTATGACATCTGGCACAAGGACGGCCATCTCGAGGCCGCGCCAGGCAGAACCGTTGACTACGAGTTCGTCGCGCATTACCTGCGCGACCAATTCGAAGAGATGGATATCCGCAAGATCGCGTTCGACCGCTGGAATTTCAGGCACCTGAAGCCGTGGCTGCAGAAGGCTGGCTTTTCGGACGATCAGCTTGAAGGCGACGACGCGGCTTTCCAGCCATTCGGGCAGGGATTCCAGTCGATGTCTCCGGCACTTCGCGAGCTAGAAAGCATCATCCTGAACGGTAATCTGGCCCACGGCGACCATCCCGTGCTGACGATGTGCATGATGAATGCGACCGTCAAGCCAGATCCAGCCGGCAATCGAAAGCTCGTCAAACATAACCGCGAACGCCGCATCGACGGCGCAGTCGCCTTGGCAATGGCAACGGCAATGGCCGGAACCTACGAGGGCGGCGATAGCGGCGACCTCGACGATTTCGTCAACAATATCATTTCTGTCACCTGGTGACGGGCAACCTAGTGGTGAGGCCTGATGGGCTTTTTTGAGAGATGGGTCGGAAGGCCTATCAAGCTCACCGACGGCGAGTTTTGGCGAGGCTTCTTTGGTCTCGGCACCACGTCCGGGGAGACAGTCACGATTGAGAGCGCCCTATCGCTTGATGCGGTTTGGGCGTGCGTCAATCTCGTGCAAAACGCGGCTGGCACACTACCTTGCATCGTTTACGGCGAGGACGGCGTGACGGTCGACAAGAACGCTCCACTATATGAGCTTCTGCACGACATGCCGAACATGGACGATACGGCGCCAGAGTTCTGGTCGATGGCAGCTATGTGCTTGCTGCTCGACGGCAACTTCTTCGCCGAAAAGAAGATGAACGGCGAGCGTCTCGTTGCGCTCAATCCTCTTCACCCTTTGAGCGTCGATGTGTGCCGATCGAAAGACGGTCGAAACACGCGTTATTACGAGGTGACGGAAGACGGCAAAAAGCGCCGCGTCCCCGAAGGCAAGATGTTTCACGTCCGCGGCGTCCGTCTGCCGGGCTGTGATCGTGGCATGTCGCCGATCGCCGTTGTGCGCAATACGGTCGGGAGCGCATTGGCAGGCGAGAAAGTCGCTGGCCGGATGTTCAAGAACGGCCTGCTTTCTTCGCTTATCGTTAGCTCGGATCAGATCCTGAAGCCTGAGCAGCGTAAGCAGATATCAGACACGCTGACGCGGTTCGCCGGTGCCGAAAAGGCTGGCGGGGTGACGGTACTGGAGGCCGGCTTCAAGCCGTATCCGATGTCGATCAACCCCAAGGATGCTCAATTCCTTGAGGCGAGGCAGTACAGTGTCGAGCAGATCTGCCGCATCTTCGGTGTGCCGCCAGTTATGATCGGGCACGCAGCCAACGGCACGACCACCTGGGGCAGCGGCATCGAGCAGCTGATCCTCCAATTCACCAAGACCTGCATGCGGCCGATGCTCAAACGCATCGAAGCGGCGATTTATCGCGATTTGCTGGACGCAAGGACCAGGAAGACCACGAAGGTGAAGTTCAACATGGAAGAACTCTTGCGCGGCGACAGCACGGCGCGGGCAGAATTCCTGTCGAAGATGGTCACGAACGGCATCTACCTCGTCGATGAAGCTCGCTCTTACGAAGACAAGGCGCCAGTGGACGGCGGCAACAAGGCCATCGTGAATGGCACGATGACGCGCCTCGATACGCTCGGGAAGACCGAAACTCCGGCACCAACGCCAGCAGCACGCGCTGCATAAGGGAAAATCATGAAGTTTGAACACCTGATTTCGGCCTTTCTGGCCGAACCTTGGGCTATTCAGCGCGAAAAACTGGGCGTTTTGGCTGATGTTTTGGTGGCGCGGGCCGAAGGTGAGAAGCTGTTTTCGTCCGAGTTCGCGGCGTCGATCGACGATGCGCGAGCCAAGGAAATCGCTGAAACCAGCGGCATCGTCGCCGTAATCCCGGTTTATGGGGTTCTGGCCGATAAAATGGACCTGTTTTCGGCGATGAGCGGCGGCACGTCATACGCTGGGATCAAGAGAGCCCTGCACAAGGCGCTTTCGAACGAGGACATCAAGGCTGTCGTGCTCGACATCGACAGCCCTGGCGGCACGGTGCCAGGCACAGACGAGCTTGCGACCGAAATTCGCAAGCTGCGCGGCGGCGAAAAGCCGATCATTGCGCAGGTGAACAGCTTGGCAGCGAGCGCTGCCTATTGGATCGCGACGTCTGCAGACGAAATCGTCGTCACGCCGTCCGGCCGTGCGGGTTCGATCGGCGTTTACACGGCGCACGATGACATGTCTGCTGCCCTTGAGCAGCGCGGCATTAAGCGCACCTACATTTCTGCCGGCAAGCACAAGGTTGAAGGCAACGAAACCGAGCCGCTTGGCAAGGACACGCTTGCGCATGTGCAGGACGGTGTGAATCGTTCCTACAATCGGTTTGTCGCAGCCGTCGCCGAAGGGCGAGGCGTGACAGTCAGCAAAGTTGAGGACGGATACGGCCAAGGCCGAGTTTTCTACGCCGAAGCGCTGATGGACCGCGGGATGGTCGACCGGATTGCGACGCTTGACGAGACTTTGGCCCGCTACGGAGCCGACGTCGAGCCTGCTCCGGTGAGGCGCATTAAGGCCGCTAACGCTGCGAAGGCGGAAGCGGCACAGACGCTGGTCGAGAAGATGTCAGCCGGCGAACAAATCACAAAACGCGAGTTCGAAAACGGCATCAGGGGACTGATGGGGTTGTCGGGCTCTGAGGCAGAGCGGGCCGCTCGGCTCTACCTCAAAGATGGTCAGGGGGCTCCTGACGTCGAGACGGATGCTGCTGCTTTGGCAGCCATTGAACGGCTTATCGCCGAAGCAAAATCACCACTCATTCGATAAAGGAGCCTTTCATGGCCGAACTTGCAGAAAAAATTGGCGAACTTGGCGCCTCCCTCGCATCCATCAAGGAGCAGGTTGGCAATCTCGCCACCGATTTCACCTCGAAGCTTGCCGCGAACGGCGAAGTTTCGGCTGAGTTGAAGGAAAAGACCGACAAGGCACTGTCTGAGCTCGGCGACGTTACGACCCGCCTCGGCGATCTGGAAAAGCGTGCTGCACGCGAGCGTGTTGGCGGTGATCCGGATGAAAAATCTCTGGGTGATATCGTCGTCGAAGCAGCTGGCGCTCAGTCGTTTGACTCTTCATACCGTGGAATGATCAAGGTGAAAGCCGACCGCGCTGCTATCACCTCGGCCAACACCACTGTCGGCGCCGGCCGCTCTCAGGGTACCTCTCTGGTCCCTAGCGCGCGCGTTCCCGGTATCTTTGGCCTGCCTGATCGCCAGCTGACGATCCGCGATCTCGTTATGCCTGGCCAGACTGCTTCGAGCTCGATCGAATACGTCAAGGAAACTGGCTTCACGAATAATGCTGCTCCGGTGGCGGAGACCACTGCAAAGCCGTACTCGGATCTGACGTTCGACATGACCTCTTCGCCGGTCCGAGTGCTGGCGCATCTCTTTAAGGCGTCTCGCCAGATCCTGGACGACGCACCCGCGCTTCGCTCCTACATCGACGGCCGCGCTCGCTACGGTTTGCGCTTCGTCGAGGAAAACCAGCTCTTGAATGGCTCTGGCACCGGTCAGAACCTCCACGGTCTGGTTCCGCAGGCCACCGCGTTTAACCCGGCGTTCGCTGCCGCAGATGAAACGGCAATCGACCGTCTCCGTCTGGCTGTTCTGCAGGTCGTGCTCGCTGAGTATCCGGCAACCGCGTTCGTTCTGAACCCGATCGACTGGGCAAAGATCGAGCTGACCAAGGATGCCGGTGGCAACTACATCATCGGCAATCCGCAGGGATCGCTCACTCCGACGCTCTGGAATCTGCCGGTCGTTTCGACGCAGGCCATGGCCGCAGGTGAGTTCCTCACCGGTGCGTTCAGCTTCGCGGCTCAGATCTTTGACCGCATGGACATTGAGGTCCTGCTTTCCAGCGAGAACGTGGACGATTTCGAGAAGAATCTCTTCACGATCCGCGCTGAAGAGCGTCTGGCGTTCGCCGTCTACCGCCCCGAGTCCTTCGTGACCGGCGATGTCGAAGGCGCCTGATTGATCTAAGGGGAGCTTCGGCTCCCCTTCCTTGAAAGGGAAGCAAACATGACCGATTTTCTAGAAGTGAAGGCCAAGCGCACGTTCGCAGTTGGCAAAGAACTGAAGACCAAAAAGAGCGATCCGTTTCAGGTCGAGGCCGGCGAGGCGAAGCAGCTTGATGAGCTGGGCCTCGTCGATATTTTGGGCGAGGTGCAGGCCGCCGTGGAAGACGGCGCCGCGGATGAAGCCGATGACCAGCCGGTGATCTCCTCTGCTCGCTCGACGAAGAAGGACAAACCCGATGCTGTCAACGAAGGTTCGTAAGCGCAGGGTCGCGTCCTATATCGGCGCCGGTATCGTCAACGGTATCGGCTCACCGGTGAATTCTGTTGCGCCTGCCATCACAGGCACGGCCCAGGTTGGCCAGACGCTGACGTCGACAACCGGCACGTGGTCTGGTTCCCCAACTTACGCGCGGCAGTGGTTTGCTGCTGGCGTCGCGATTTCTGGCGCTACTGCCGCAACTTACGTTCCCGTTGTGGGTGACGTTGGTAAGGCCATCACGGTCCGCGTCACGGCCACGAATGACAAGGGCAGCGTGCCAGTCACAAGCGCGCCGACGGCCGCAGTAGTGGCAGCCTGATATGCCGATCGTCGATCTCGAAACTGTAAAGAAGCATCTCCGTGTCTTTCATGAAGATGAAGATACGGAGATCGGCCTCTATCGCGACGCCGCTGAAAGCATCGTGGCGCAGCATCTTGATCGCGAAGTCGTAGCTGCCGGTGAAACGCCCACTGCTGCCGACGGCATTGCAGCAACGCCCGCAATCGTGTCGGCGATCCTTCTCGTGACTGGTGACCTTTACGAAGTCCGCGAGCCTGATCCTGACGCTAAGGGAGACGCAGTCCTTCCGCGCGCAGTGCGGATGCTTTTGGCGCCGTGGCGTGTCTGGCGAACAGTGGCAGACGACTATGTGGCTCCGCTTCCATGAACCGTTCGACTGGCGACAGCCAGGCTTCACCATCGCCTATCCGGTCGGTCTTTACAACGTCACGCGCAAGTGCGCTGCGGCTGCAATAGCGGCTAAGGCTGCCGAACCCACCAAGGATCGACCGAATGCCAAAACGCAAGAGGGCGGGCGCGGGCTCGCTGAGTGAGCGAATCGGCTTTGAGGCCGAGGTTGAGGGCGATGATGGATATGGTGGCGTTGTGGTCGGATTCGCGGAGCAATTCGTGGAGCCAGCCCGACTTGAGCCGCGTGTTGGATCGGAAACGGTCATTGCCAGCCGCCTCCAAGGCTTGCAGCCATTCACCATGACCGTTCGCAGCAACGAACGCACGCGCACCATAACGCCAGCATGGCGGGCGCGGAATAAGCGGTCTGGTGTGCGCTACGCGATCAAGGCTGCGGTCAACATCGATGAGCGCAACCAGTGGATCGAGCTGCTTGTGGTGCAGGGGGAGGCTGGATGACTATTCTAGGACTTGCCAAACTAAACCGCAAGCTTGCCAAGCTTCCTGCCGCCGCTGAGAAGCGCATCAAGGAAGCGATGGGGCAGGGAGCCGACGAGATCGTCGCGCTCATGAAGTCGCTGGTCGCCGTCGATAGCGGTGAGTTGCGCGATAGCATCGGTTGGACGTGGGGCGAGGCTCCAAAGTACTGCCAGAAAATCGCGACCGTTAAGTCAGCTGACGGCAAGATGGTGATTACGATCTACGCCGGCAACAACAAGGTTCGTTACGCTCACCTCGTCGAGTTCGCGACCAAGGCGCACCAGAACGGCGGGCAGTTTCCTGGTACTCAGCATCCAGGCACCAAAGCGCAACCGTTCTTCTTCGTCTCCTATCGCGCTCTTCGCCGCCGCACGAAGTCACGCATAACCCGCGCGATCAACAAGTCTGCGAAGGAGGTTGCAGCGAATGGCTGATCCAACCCTTGAGCTTCAGGGCGCCATTATCGCTCGGCTCAAAGCCAATGCCGCCGTTACCGCGTTGGTTGGAAATCGCATCGCGGATATCCCGCAGTCCACGTGGGCTAAACCTTACATCAGCATCGGTCCTTCAAACTACGTTGCAGAGCTCATCGACTGCATCGACGGTGGTGAGATCATGATGCAGATCGACTGCTGGTCAGAATCTACGACTATGAAGGAAATCCGCGACATTGCTGACGCCGTGCGCCGCGCACTGCGCAACTGGGAGCCTGACTTGGCAACCAACGCCATCGTGACCTTCGATCCGTGGCGCACTGACTTCATCCGCGACGGCGCACTTAAACAGGCGTCACTTCGCTACACGGCGATCGTCGAAGAGCCGTAGGGCTCCACCCTTATCAGATATTTCAGGAGGCCTTTATGGCTCAAGCAACCACCATCAAGGGGGGCAAAATTCGTGTGCTCCTCGGCAATGACGCCGATCCGATCGTCTACAGCTCGCCCTGCGGCTTCACGCAGCGATCCATCACGCTGAACAAGGGCCTCGAAGAGGTCAACATTCCAGACTGCGAAGACCCAGATAAGGTCGACTGGGTCGGCCGCGACGCGACATCGCTTTCCATGGGTATCTCAGGCGAAGGCGTGCTTGCATCTGAAAGCGTCGATACCTGGCTTGAAGGATTCGAGAGTATCGAGAGCATCCCCGTCAAGGTCGAATGGGAATTCCCCGCCAAGACCATTACTTGGACCGGCCGGATGCACATTGAAAGCATGGAAGTTGGCGCCAACAACGGCCAGCGCGCAACCAACAACGTCTCGCTGCAGAGCGACGGCGAGATGGTCCGCGTCACAACGCCGGTCACGCCGTAATGCGGGATGCGCGTATCGAATTGACCATCTGGGACGGAGACTACGAATTCCGTCTCGGATGGGGAGAGATCGCACAGCTTCAGGAAAAGTGCGATGCAGGGCCGCTCGTGATACTGCACCGTTTGGAGAACAGCCTGTGGCGCTCTGAGGATATAGAATGCACCTTGCGACTAGGTTTGATAGGTGCGGGCAGGAAGCCGGAAGAGGCAACAAAGCTTCTAAAAGAGCACGTCAAACCAAGGCCCGTGGGGGAATATGCACTGGCCGCGCAGGCTGTGCTTTCCGCAGCGGTGTATGGCGCCCCTGATGAGATCGTGGGGGAGCAAGACGCAGCAAGTCCAATCGACAACAGCTTGACGACCTCCCTAACGGAAAGCTGAGATTTGCTGCGATCTACGGTACAGGGGCTGTGATGGGGTTTACCCCTCAGCAAGTCAATCTAATGTCCATGTGGCAATTTATGGCGGCAGTCGATGGATACGTCGAAGCAAACACCGCTGACGATGGATCTCTTACGACCGAGGAAATAGATGAACTATGGGACTGGCTTTAACGGCCAGTCTTGTGAAGCTCCTCGTACATGCAGTCTGCCCGCGACTTGCCTGGCTCCGCAACCGCACACTTCTCGGTTTTACGATCATCTTTCGCTTCAAGGCATTTCTGCATCTCTGCCGCATCCTTGATCGCCAAGCATTTCGCGTTCCTGTCTGACTGAGCCGCACCAACCGTTGCGAGCAATGAAATACAGGCCGAAAAAAACAGGGTTTTCATACAAAGCCTCCCGTTGCGACACCCACTCAGTAAGGCATTTCAGAAATGGCGCAAGACTTAGAGCGTCTTGTTGTGCAGCTTTCGGCTGACATCAAGAAGTACGAAAATGCCATGGCTAAGGCAATGGGAACAACCCAGAAGCGTGCGAACGAAATCGAACGTCGGTTCCTTTCGATGAATGCCAAGGTGGAGAAATCCTTCGCAGGGATGGGCAATCGCATATCGTCTTCCCTTGATGTGGCGCTGAGGTCGACTGTAGCTTTGGCTGGCACAGCGCTCAGCGTTCAGGAAATTTCACAGTACGCCGACGCTTGGACGGAGGCGGGGAACAAGATTAACGCCGCCGCTACATCGGCTGGTGTACAGGCAAGGTCGCTGAATGAGCTGAAAGACGGCGCCAACGAGGCCCGTACCGCGTTTGGCGACTACGTAGATCTATACGCTCGCCTCATAAGATCCGCGTCAGGCGTGGCAAAGTCTGAGCAGGAAATCGCTACTGCAACCTCGATCGTCTCTAAGGCATTCAAGGCTGGCGGTGCGTCTGCGCAGGAGCAGGCAGCAGGGATATTGCAGCTCGGTCAGGCTCTCGGCTCAGGCGTTCTGCAGGGAGACGAACTTCGCTCTCTTCGTGAAAACGCACCGATCCTGGCGCAGGCAATCGCGAACGAATTCAAGACGACTATCGCCGGCCTTAAGCAGCTCGGAGCCGAAGGCAAGCTAACTTCCGATCGAGTTTTTGCTGCAATTTTGAACGCTCAAAAGCCAATTGAGGCGCAGTTCAAGGCAACAAATTCAACGATTAGGGACGCGGTAACGCGTATCAACAACGAGTTTACAGCGTACATTGGGAACGCAGATGCGTCTGCCGGCGCTACCGGAAAGCTTGTTGATGCACTGAACTACCTCGCAGACAACTTCAAAGAAGTTGGCGATGTCGTTCTGCAATTCATCACTATCGTCACTGGCGCACTAGTTGGGCGCGCGCTTGTAGGCGTGGTTGCGGGTCTTGGAAATGCAGTAGCTGCACTTGGCGCGTTCATCACCGCGGTTCGAACTGGCACACTTGTAGCTGGCGGCCTTGCCGCCGCGCTCGGTCCCATCGGCTTGATCGCTGGCGCTGCCGCAGCCGCTATCTATTTAATGGTCGATAGCGCCAATGCGACAGACACGGCAATAACAAATGCGAACGCCGCCATCTCAAGTCATGCGGCAGCCCTTGATGAGGCGAAATCATCATCTCAAGGCTACACTACAGCCCTACGAGACCAGATAAAGATGCAATATGAGGCCGCAAAAGCCTCATTTGATCTTGCATATGCAGAACTTAATGCAGCCCGCGCTCGCGCCGAAAACTTTCGCACCATGACGAAGGCTCTAACCGGCTACGAACTGAGTTTCGACCCCTTCGACTATGCGGCGCGGACCGCAGATGATAAAGCGACTGCAATCGGGAAAGCCGCCCTTAATCTCAGGGCTCAGCTTGAGCAAATCGACGCCGAAATCGCCAAGCAGCCTACCGGTTTTGGTAAAGGCATCGGCGCAGCACCTGCCGAGAAGTCAAAGGTCCCAAAGAAGACCGCCGACGACCGTTTCCGCGAAGACATCCAGGCTATCAAAGACAGAACCGCCGCGCTTATCCAAGAGCAATCAACCGTAAGTCTGTCATACCAAGAGCAGGAGAAGCGTCGTCTGGCGCTCGATCTTGAGCAGCGCGCGTTAGCTGATCTTCGCGAGGAGGCCAGAAAGAAGGGGCAGAAGGATCTGGAGAATATCCAGCTCTCGGCGCAACAAAAGAAGACTATTGATGAAGTTTCTTCCGCCTATGCAAAGCAGGCTGACGCTCTTAGACAGGTCGAAGAGGCTCAGCAGCGCGCCGAGAGTTCAGCGCAAGAGTTTTATGACGCCGCCAGAACGGGCTTTGCCGACGTCATCACCGGAGCGCAGAGCTTGAGCGCGGCTCTCTCTGGGCTGCTCAACAAGTTAGCTGATCTGGTGCTGAACAGCGCTTTCGATGCTCTCATGGGCGGGTCGAAGGCCACAAGCAGCGGAGGCTGGCTTACCAAACTCTTCTCTGGTTTTGCAGAAGGCGGCTACACCGGCGACGGCGGAAAGTACCAGCCTGCGGGCGTTGTGCACAAAGGCGAATACGTCTTTGATCAGGCGGCGGTCAAGGCTGCCGGCGGTCCTGGAGCGATGGAGGCCATGCGCCGCAATCTCAAAGGCTACGCCAACGGCGGACCCGTAGGGATTTCTGTTCCGAGTGTGCCAAGCTTGCGGTCAATGTCCGCACAGTCTGCCGGTGTCGTCGTGAACTTCAATCCTGTCGTCGACAACCGGGGCGCATCTGTTGAAGCCGTCGCGAGACAGGAAAAGGCGCTGGCCAAAATGCAGGGCGAGCTACAGAGCCGCGTAGAGGCGGCGGTTAGGTCTGCTCAGAAACGAAACGTGAAGTTGGGGTGATTACCCCTTCTTCCAGTCGTACGTGTTGTTGATCCACTCAACCGCTTCCTCCAGCGTCTTGAAGGTGGCATGTCGACCGCTAAAGCCTTGAGGGTTGTGAGCTACATCGAGCTTCCAGCCGTTCTCCTCGAGCTTTAGGCGCACAGTTGACCCGATCTCGATAGTTCCTTTTTCGCTCATGATATCCCCCAGCAATGAACGGTTGCGTCGTTATGAAAGCGCGTCCGCAGGTAGGAGTCCACCATGACTAAAGTTGTAGACAGCAGCGAGTACCGCGCCAACGCCATCTTCGTCGGATGCAGTGTAAACGAAGACGGCGAGCCGCTGGTCGAGATCAACGGCAAGGCTATTGGCACGGTCGACGGCTTGCTTGAGACTATCGGGATGTATGAGGCACAAGATAGATCGGGTAGAGAATCCATATCCAATCGGCTTTCCATATTGGAATCCAAGGTCGAGGAACTTGATTGTCAAATCAACAGACAGATTGAGTACGGAATCAGGGTGTTGGAGAAACGAACCCTGCGTGACGCACAATGACAATCACATACCCTCTCCCAACTTCGTTTTTCGACGAGTTCCCAGGTTGGTCGACAGAGTTCAGCCTGCTTTGGCGTCAGGAGCAATCGCGTACAGCTGGCGGTCAGACGGTCGTCAAGGATATGGGCTCGCCGCTCTGGCAGATGACGGCGCAATCGCGCTCGATGAAGCCGAACGAGTTGGACTATTGGCGTGCGCGCCTCACGAGCTTGGAAAACGGGCTCAAGACGCTCCGCGCATTCCCGAAGTCGCGGTGTTTCCCGGTGGCATACCCGAACGGTAGCTGGCCTACGGGCGGCGCATTCGCCGGGGCGGGGCAGGTGGCCACGATTGCGAGCAACCGCAAGGCTATTTCGCTCTCCGGCCTTCCTGCTGGCTACAAGGTATCGGTCGGCGATTACATCCAGATCGGCGACAAAGACCTACACATGGTCATGGAGCCTGTAACGGCCAGCAGCGGTGGCGTGACAACGCAGTTTGAGGTTCGTCCGCATCTGTGGCCGGGCGTTACGGCACCTGTCGCAGCGACGCTGGTCAAGCCTTCCTGCATCATGGCAATCGTGCCTGGCTCAATCTCGACAACTGCCGACATGGCAACGGGTCGCGGCACGGTCACGTTTCAGGCGATTGAAGCCCGGTAGTCATTGAATCTTCACCCCGAAATGCGCGGCGATCATCTTCGATTCACGCGTGCCCTTTGTAACTTCACGATCAAAGCACTTCGCGTACAGCTCGGTGCCCTTCTTGTCTCGGCAAGCGCGCTCGGCATTCCTGTTGACCGCTTTTTTCCAGTCGAACGGCTCTGACTTTACGATGGGGCCTTGTTGGCAGGCGGTCAGATACACGGCCGATAGCGCGACGATTACGTACTTCATGAAGTCCCCCAGTGATGGCGGGATTATGCTCAACTTTAAGTCTGTGTCTAGGCCGCCACGGGTGGCTTTTTGCCGCCAGATCCCCACGGGAAATCAATGAGAAACATCTCAGCAGAAAACCTTGCTGCGCTTGAGGCGCGGCAGCTGGTGGCGCGTGACTTCCTCTGGTTTGTTGCGCGCGATCGAGCGACGGGTGCGCCTGTCACCGATGGCATGTGGTCGGACGTCGGCAACGTGTCGGCGGCCATCGTCCACCCGGATACAGGCTTGCCGGTCACTCGTGACTGGTACGGATCCGGTACGCTGGTGCAGATCGACGACATTCCGCTTGTTGCCAACCTGTCGGTCCAGAACGTCAACATCCGCCTGTCTCAGGTCAGCGAGCACGTGCAGACGCTGGTCCGCCAATACGACTGCCGGCAGGCTCGCGTCGAGATTTACCGAGGCCTGTTTGATCCGGACAGCCGTCAGATGGTGGCGCCGGCCGAATGCCGCTTCGTTGGGTTCGTCGACACCATCACGATCAACACCCCTTCTGAAAACGAAGAGGGCAGCGTGACGATGGTGTGCGCTAGCCATACGCAGGAAATGACGCGTTCCAATCCGTCGACGCGCAGCCATGCCACCCAGGTTCTACGGCAGGCCGATGATGCCTTCTATGAGGACGCGGACACCTCGTCCGAGTGGGAATTCTTCTGGGGCTCAGAGAAAGGCAAGGTCGCGACGCAACCGAAGCGGAAAAAGTTTTTAGGTTTGTTTTGATGAACGTTCGCTTCGCTACTGCTGAGGACCGCGACCGCGTTGTGGCGCTCCTGCGTGAGAGCCATGAAGCGGCGGGCTTCACCTTTCCGTTTCAGGCAGCTTATGCCGATCGGCTATTTCAGCAGCATTTTGCGTCGCCAATGACCTGCGTGATTGTGGCTGGCGAGCCAGCGCAAGGCGTGCTGATGGCCTGTGCTTTTGAACATCCGTTCGGCGCTGGTCGAATTGCCAAGGAAACAGTCTGGTTCGTGACACCAGGGGCGCGAGGACGCGGCGCAATCAGGATGCTTGACGCTTACGAGGCGTGGGCTCGCTCAGTCGGTTGTGTCTCCGCCGGCATGGCTTCGCTCGTTACGAATGACGTCTCCAGCCTCTACGAGCGGCGCGGCTACAGCGCTGTCGAAACACACTTCATGAAGCCGCTCTAGCGGCATTCCTTCGGCGCCATCTGCGCCCCGCGCGCATCGCGCACCCCAAGGAAAATCGATGGCTATTTTCACGGCGATTGCCTCCGTTTTCACGGCGGTGTCAACGTTCATTGGTGGTCTCGGCGCGGTAGGCGCGTTTCTGCTGAAGACGGCGGTCGGTATCGGCGTCAGCCTTCTCGCGCAGTCGCTCGCAGGTAAGCCGAAAGACCCGACATTCTCAATCAACGGCAGCCTTCAGGGCGGCGGGGATATCTCGCGGTCGTTCATTCTCGGCCGTACCGCCACCGCTGGCTCTCTTGTGTTCGTCAACACGTGGGGGCAGGACGGCGACACGCCAAACGCCTACCTGACGCAGGTCATTTCGCTATCCGACATGCCGGTGCGCGGTCTTGCGGAGGTCTGGGTCAATGGCGAACGCGTCACGCTTGGCGGCCTGACAGATCGTGGTTACTCGGTCAATGAGTATCCAGACAGTCTCTGGGTCAAGTTCTACGACGGCACGCAGACGACGGCTGACAGCTTTCTGTTTACGTCGGTTTCGAACGGCAACAGATGGTGGAATCCTAACCGCATAGGTCGGGGCGTAGCATACGCAATCGTCACGGCCCGAGTTTCGAAGAACATGTTCTCCGGCGTGCCGTCCTTCAAGTTCGTCCTCGAAGGTATGCGCCTTTATGATCCGTCGCGCGACAGCACGGTGGGCGGCGTTGGTGGCCAGCGCTTGGTCGATCCTTCGACCTGGGGCGGCGATGGTGACTTTCTGCCGGCAGTCCAGATCTACAATCTGCTGCGCGGCATCTACTACAATGGACAGTGGGTATATGGTCTGCAGAACCTCTCTTCTGCTCGACTTCCAACCATTGCGTGGATCACGCAGATTGAGAAGCATCGTGCTGGCACGCTGGAATCGACCGGCTGGGTAAATACCTATCGCAGCGGCGGCGAAATCCAAGTCGAGGCGCCGCTCACATCCGCCGTAGAAGCTTTGCTGACGGCCTGCCAAGGCAGGATCTCCGAAGTCGGCGGCGTCTATTACCTGCACTCTGGGGCGCCTGGCGCACCGGTTGTCGCGTTCACGGATGACGATATCTTATCAACCGAAGAACAGGAGTTCACTCCCTTCCTCGGTCTGGCGGACACCATCAACGGCGTCTCCGCAAACTATCCGTCGCCTTCTGACGGCTGGGTCGTGAAGACTGCACCGCCGCTCTATCGAACTGACCTCGAAGCGATCGACGGCAACCGCCGCCTGATGGCTGATGTCGATCTGAACTTCGTTCCTTATCCGGAGCAGGTTCAGCGCTTGATGAAGTCGGCGTTGGAGGAGGCTCGACGTTTCCGCCGGCACACGATCGTTCTGCCGCCGAAGTTCTGGGCATACGCAACGCCAGGAACGGTGTTTTCGTGGACGTCTGAGCGTAACGGCTACATCGCAAAGCTGATGCGCATCGACGGTGTTGCGGATCGCGCCAACCTCGACGTGATGATCGACATCACGGAGGTGGATCCGGCTGACTATGACTGGAGCAGCGATACCGAGTTCAAGCCGCCAGTTGACGGACAGCTCGGCGTCATTCGTCCGACGCCACAGCCAATTGTGGACTGGTTCGCAGAACCGGCCACGGTCAAGGATAGCTCCGGTGAAGATCGCCGGCCTGCCATCCGGCTGACGTGGGACAATAGCGATGGCCGCCTCGATGATGTGATCGGCATTGAATACGAGGTCAGGCTTCAGGCGACACTGGAGAAAATCTCGGAAGGCCGGACAGACCAGCCGCAGGTTGGCTCGATGCTCATCTCGCAGGGTCTTCTGCCAGCTGAAAGCTACGTCGTTCGCGGCCGGTACATTCCTGGCGGTGACAGGCCGGTGTTGTGGTCTGGATTTATCCCGGTCATCACGCCAAACGTTCTGCTCACCGACAAGGATGTCTTCGTCGACATCGATCTGACGGGTGTTGAAGAGGCGCTGGGTTGGCTTCGCAATAGCACTCGAACCGCACAAGATGCCATCGACGGGCTCATTGCTGCCCAGATGGAAATGGCAACAGTTGCCTACAAGGACACACGCAAACTCGCCAGAGAATTGTCTGTGGAGCTAGGTGAGGCAAGGGCCGAATATCGCGAGGATATCCAACTTGCTGTAAATGAAACCATGGCCGTTGCTGGCAAGGTGGAAACACTGACGGCGGCGCTTGGCGGCAGCTCGGCTTTCGTCAACGTCGCTTGGGCTGCCATCGCTGCTCCATCCGGATACGCAGCGCGGTACGGCGTGACGGCCGCAGTCAATGATGGTGCATATCGCGCCGCGTCACTGCTTCTGGATGTTCCTGCTAATCCCGCGCTGCCAACACGCGTCATTGTGCAGGCAGGACAGTTCGTTGTCGCCAGCGATGATGGCAGCGTCATCAAGCAGCCATTCACCGTGACTGGCGGTGTGCTTTACGCCAACGATATCAGGGCCAACAAGCTGTCGGCATTTTCGAGTGAGCTTGGAAACGTCAACATCTCAGAAGCGTACATCGGCACGCTGACGGTCGGAACCTCGAACATCGATCCGGGGGCGATTACGAATATCGTATTCGCCGAAAGTGGGGGCGGTCCCAACACGATCGACCTTTATGTCACCGCCAACCATGGACAAAATTCGCCAAAGATAAAGGTGGAATTCAGAGGAAAAATTCAGGCGGCGGCCGGAAACACCCTTCAGACTTTCGCCTCCCTTAGAGATGATACCGGCGGTGTCGACATCGACAGCGTCCCGGTAGTCACGACGGGCAACTATGGCGACGTTGTCATGTGGTCGAAGCTGTTCACGCCTCCGTCGAACCGAACGCAGACGACGTTCCGCGCCAGGTTCGCAGGCGTCCCTAACTCCAATTGGTCAATGCTTGAGCTAGTGGCCTACACCTTCAAGAGGTAATCATGACAACCGGCAACACGATGCAGGTCGACGCTCTCGTCGCCCTCAACGAGGCAGAGGTGCGCGAAGGCTTCCTCAAGCAGCGCGCGCTTCTTCTCTCGCAACACCTCGCGATGCAGAAGCAGGAAAATCAGACCCTTCTCGACAAGATCAACGGTCTTGAGTCCGATCTGCGTCTCGCGCGTGGTGAAGGCGAAGCCGCCGTCGTCGATAACGGTACCGGAGCATCCGAATAATGGCTAACACCACCTGGTACGGCGACGGTCTGTCGACCGTCGCCGTCGGATCTCGCACGGTGATTGGAACCGACACAGGCTGGCTCACGCCTGTCGCGGGAATGACGCCAATTAAAGAGGGCGACAAATATGGTATCCACGTTGGCCGCCCGATCGTCATCGAGAAGATTATCAGCGACACTGAGCTGTTGCTTGCCGATGATTGGCCCGGTCCTGCCCAGACCGATGCGCCTTACAAGGTCGAGCTGACGTCGCCAACGATTGCAGCGGTCGAGGCCATGCGCCGTCTGCTGGCTTCGCTGTCGAACGGCAATCTCGACAGCCTGTCTGATATCACCGTCGGTACGGATGACATTCCGATTGGCATTGGTCCCGGTGTGTTCGGGACGATCAACAAGGCGGCTCTGGTCAACGGCGTTGAATTTGACGTGCAGGTCAACACGCTTTCAGACCGTGCGGCCTACAATACAGAAGCACAAGGATTCAAGGTACTCGTCGCCAACGTCGGTGATGGCAGGGCCGCACTCTACAGCAAGAAGTCAGCGACATCTGGAGATTGGAGCGATCCGAGTTACATCACAGGCGGTAAGGGTGATGAGGGCGATCCTGGCCCCGCGGGCGTGAACCCGGTTGGCAACTACAGCTCCGGGTCAACATATGCGGTGCGTGATGCTGTCCTGAATAATGGATCCACATGGATTGCGAAGTCTGCGGTTCCGACAGGTCAAGCACCACCAACGCTGCCGACGACTGAGAACACGTACTGGCGTCTGCTAGCGCAGAAGGGAACGGATGGCGCGGGGACGGGCGATGTCGTCGGACCAGCCGGCGCGGTCAATAACAGGGTTGCACTTTTCGACGGAACAACAGGAAAGATTCTGAAAGACGGCGGTGTTCTAGCATCTGATTTGTATGCCTCAGCCCTTCTTCAAGATCAGAAACCGTCAGGTACAAACGGTGGGTCATCGGCGGCAGGTTGGCAGACGCGTACTTTAAACACTGAGGTTTTTGATCCAAGCGGCATTGTAACTTTGGCGTCCAATCAGTTCACGGTTGCGGTCGATTGCGATTGTCAGTTTTTTACGCCTACCTATCATCCAACCGGGACTGTCGTAAAAGCCAGAATATTCAATGTCACTGACAGTACTCCCGTCGGATATTCCTTTTCCGGGTACGTCAAAGACAACGTGCTAGGCGTAACTGGTGACGCTAGGCTTTTGGCTGGGAAGACATATCGTCTAGATATGTATGTTGGAGCTGCACAATCGTCCACAGGGTTAGGCGGCGCAGTTAGTGATGGCTCTATCGAAATTTATTCGTATGTAAAATTGAGGAGAGCATAATGCCTTTTGCTCTTGTGATTGACGGTGTCGTGGACACGGTTTCCTTTGAAGATCATTCGGAAGATGAGGGGTGGGTTGAGGTTGGCAGCGACGTCTTTGGTGGATTTGTGCGGCAAGAAAACGGGGTGTTTTTGCAGCCTGATCAGCCTGCAGCCACCCCAGTAATCACCGACTACGAAAACGCAATCCAGAACCTTGTCGACAGCACGGCGCGCGAGAAGCAGTTTCGCGACGGCGTGACGCTCGCTTCCTACACCGCATCAACAAAGCCTAAATGGGCGGCAGAGGCTCAGGCCTTCGTCGCGTGGCGCGATAACGCATGGTTCTACGCATACGGCGAGTTGGCCAAAGTTCAGGGCGGTCAGCGGCCGCAGCCGACTGTCGATCAATTCCTGGGTGAAATCGCTCGCATCGCTTGGCCGGTAGCATAACCCGGCACTCAAAAAAAAGAGGCCCGCGTCCGCCGGGATTAATTGCGGGCCTCAATACCGCAGTCTGTTTCAGGGGACGTGCGGCGGCTTCCTCATATAGGCAGGAAACTGAAAACAAAAGACCCGCGCAACGGGGGGGCGGATGTGCGCGGGTCTTTAAACCATGGATTGGGGACATGGCGCGGTACTAATGCGCCGGCCGCCTAAAAGTTCCCAACGCTTTCCAACTAGGACACAAAGATGCCAATCACCGAAATCTCCACACAGGGGAGGGCTTTCGTGCGCCTGCACGAGGGTAATCCGCTCACCGCATATCTCGACCCCGTCGGCATTCCGACGATCGGTACGGGCTTCACGATGCGCAGCGATTCCGTGCGCCGCGAGCTGGCCAAGATCGGCATTACCAAGCTGGTGCCAGGCAAGACCAAGATTACGTCCGCACAGAGCGACGTGATCCTCGACGCTGTGCTTGCCGCTGAATACGTTCCCGCTGTCGTTGCCGGCTCGCCTAGCGACCGCAAGCAGCATGAGCTTGATGCGGCGGCTTCGGTCACGTTCAACCTCGGCGTCGGCGCCATGAAGTGGACGTGGGCCGACTACTGGCGCAAAGGTCAGATCAAGAAGGCCGCAGCCCATCTCGCTGCCAATTACAACACCGCGAAGGGGAAGAAGCTGCCCGGCCTCGTGCGCCGCCGCAAGGAAGAGGCGCTTCTTTTCGAGAAGGGTATCTACACCGGCGTTGCGAGCGCGACAAAGGAAGCCACCGCAGAGCCGCCACCCCAGCCAGATCCAGTCGTCAAGGAAGCGCAGGAGCTGCTCACTACTGCTGGCCTTAATCCAGGCGCTATCGACGGCTGGATGGGCGAGAAGACAAAGGCTGCCGTAATCGCCTATCAGAAGGCTCATCCGCACCTGATCGCAGACGGCATCATCGGTCCAGCCACGCTCGCTCAGCTTCGGCGAGACGCAGGGGCGGCCAAGGACGTGGTCACAAAGGGCGTTAGCTCGGCGGCTGGCTCTGGATTGCTCGCTTTCACCGCAGGCCTTCCATGGGGCTGGATTTCTGCTGGCGTGCTTGTTGCAGTCGTTGGCTACGTGGCCTACCGCAACCGCGATGTGATCGCACGCCGCTGGAATAGCTGGCGCGGCAAGGAGGTGACGGTTTGACCCTCCTGTGGGCAAAACTCAAAGGCTACCTAGCCGCAATCGGCACGGCGCTCGCGATCCTCGCGGGCGTCTTTCTGTATGGCCAGAGGGCAGGGCGCTCCGCGGCAAAAGTCGAACAGGCCGCAGCAAATGCGAAGGCCATCAAAAAGGCCGGGGAAGTGGAAAATGAAATCAGAAATCTGGATGACGCTGGCGTTGATGACGCTCTTGGCAAGTGGATGCGCGACAAGCGGTAACTACTGCGACGTCGCGCGCCCGGTGCGCCCGTCCGTCGATGACCAGATGACGCCGGAGACAAAGCGGCAGATCCTCACCGAAAACGAAAAGCTGCAGAAGCTGTGCGGGGTGAAGCCGTGAGCATTATGACGGTCAGTCCCTGGGGGATCGCGTCAATTCAAGTTGCTTCGGCCCGTTCACGCCCGGCAGAGCGACTTTCTGAGCTTCTCGATACCCTGCTCAGCCCTTTTTATGCCAGCCAAGAGTTGTTCGCTTTTCATCGAGACATGGGTACCGCATGCCTCGCACAGAAAATCATCGTTCGCCTTTATCTAGGCTATCGTTTTCTCCGCCCTATAGGCGCATTTGGGGCACGGCAGCCCGACTTGTTGCTTTTCGAACATTCACTTCACCGGATTAGATCGTCTAATAGCATCACAATGCACGGAGGGACGCAATGACCGGCGCCGAGATCATGGCAGTTGCGGGCTTCTTCGTGATGCTCTTCGGCTTTCTGTTCGGCCTCTGGAAGTACGTCGACGCCAAGATCAGCGCCGCAAAGACCGAGGCGTCGGGTGCAGCATCCGCGGCTGCGGCGATGGCTTCCCTTGCGCGCGAAGAGCTCGCTGCTCACCGCCTGCACGTGGCGGAAACCTATGTTTCTAAATCAGGCCTTCGAGAGCAGACGGAGCAGATCATGGGCGCTATCGGCGCCGTGAAGGATGCCGTCGACAAGATGACGCTACGCGTCGATCGCATTGTTGAAAATCAATCAAAGCCGCGGGCGACGCGTGCGGGGTAGAAACAAAAAAGCCCGACACTGAGGCCGGGCTTTGCTTGCTTATAGGGAATGGCTATCAGAACTTTACGCCGAGGCCGACGCGGATTGCATGCTGGTCGACATCCGCGTTGATTGCAGCGCCACCGAAGTTGAAATCCTTGTCGCCGAAGTCGGTGTAACGATACTCAACGCGTCCGAACACCATGTCGGTAAACGCGTAGTCGAGACCAACGCCGACGGTGTAGCCGTTGAACGTTTCCTTCACGTCGGCAACGCCCGGAACTTCCGCGTAGCCGCGAGCATAGGCCCAGCCTGCGGTACCATAGACCAGGGCACGGTCAAATGCGTAGCCGACGCGGCCACGAACCGAACCCTGCCAGTCGAACCCGTAGTCAAAGCCGGTGCCAAGGATCGTGGCTGAATCATCGCCCCAGTTCTTTTCGAAGTCAGCCTCAAGGCCGACGACCCAGCTGTTGCCAAGGTCATAGTTGAAGCCAACGAAACCACCGGCGAGAGCGCCGTCGAAGTCTGCGGACGTCCCCCCGGGAAGGCCCACGATCGAAGCGTCATTGTTGTTCCAGCCGTAACCGGCCTGCACACCGGCGGTAAACCCGGTCCAGCTGAACAGCGGCGCAACGTCTGCAACCGGTGCAGCGGGCACTTCAGAAACCGCGTCAGCTGCCATAGCGGTGGACGCCGCCAAAACAAAAGCCAGGGTCGCGAGTGTCTTTTTCATGGTCTGAACTCCTAAATTTGAGAGTTCACTAAATAACAATTCTCTAAAAAATGCTGTAGCGCACAGGCAACACTCGCAACCAAGCGGATCGAAGGCCGGAAGTTGCTCTTCAGGGATGTCAAAATCACGCAAATGTGTCAGATTGGCGCTTCCACGTCCGCGTCGAACGCATAGGTGATGTACACCTCGAAACCATCGACGGGCTTCGGCCGTGTGAAATGGGCCTTCACGGGGAGATGGGTTTCGTCAGAAATCCAGGTCAGGATACGCAGTTCGCCGTCTCGAAGGTCTGGCCTTTCGTATTCATACAATGACGTGGCAATGCCATTTACTTCTTGAAAGCCGAGCAATTTGCATTTGTTAATTATCTCTGTAGGGACGAATACACGATCCCGGACTTCCCACGGCCATCCTGTATCTCGCGAGTACTCCTTTGCGCCAACGTGCAAATACTGGCCAAAATAAGGTTCTCCTAAGCCATTATTGACGAATCGCATCGTCATTTGGACGGCTTGCGTCTCATTGAATTTCGCAACCATCCGCTTCACCCGATCGCACGATGTGAGGCTGTCGGAAGGTCTTGGGCTCCTCAGTGGCGAGGTGATCAAGAGGCCGTCATACTTGAACAGAAACGCCACTCGTTCCTCGGGGAACTCTAATCCACCGCCGAGGTAGCGACGTGTAACACGCGTCAACATTTGATGGTCTTGCGAAACCCACGCATCCATTTCCGCTCGGTAAGGGAGGCTGGTCCAGTTCATCCGGTAGTGAATTACCCCGCCTCTCGCGTCCACTTCCGAGCCAACCAGCTTGCAGTTTGTCAAGGTGGGCTCATATCTGTCCCTAGACGACCACTCGACGCCAAGGCGAGGAGTTGATCTCCACTCCTTCTCAAAATGCCGCTTTTCCTGGCGTTCGGTCGGTGAAAATTTCCTCTCGATGAAAGGGCGATATGTCCCGTCTTCTCGCACAAGGGGCATCTCGTAGGAGTAAGAAGGATAGATCTCAGTCATGATGATTGCGCGCGCCACATCTTTGCATGTCGGGTCTTGCCACTGTTCACCACCGGCCTGAATATCGTCGGCGTTCGCTGCGTGAAGGCAGGAGAATGCCGAGAAGCAAAGGAAAAGTAGAATCGAGCGCATTATTTTGCTTCCCCAGTGACAGGATCGAAAATTACCCCTTCACCGCTCATTGATTTTTCACCTCGTCCCGCTTCAAGGACGCCCTAATACTCACATATGCGTGGCATAGGAGCGATACGAAAAATCCTACGAAGGCCAGAGAAGAATAGCCTATTATCCGATTGGAAACGTTGTGCCAGCCTGCAAGCAAGGCGCCGCCGTGAAGCAGCATTAGAACCAAGAAGGCGATTTGAAAGCACATGGCGGCTTTCCAGAATCCCGAAGCTTTCGCAATGTAACTCGCCAGCCAAGACGACCCGCGAGTCTTTTTAGTTGGTTCAGGCACCGCTCACCTCTCCCTTTTCACCCGATCTCCCAAAATCTTCCACCGCCCACAAAACTGGCGCCGCGCGCTCTGCTCTGAACGTCTTGAGTTCACCATCACCGTGACGGCTCCTTAAAAGGATAATGCTCCCAGCAGTGCCAGGATGACTTTTCAGCTTTCGATCGGGAATAACCAAAGCCACCCCATTTACGACACCCCGGATGCTCACACCAGTGGTTCTCGTGAATGCCGTCGCTGTTCTTGGATTGGTCGCTCATTGATCAATGTCCTTTGCGAGAGTTTTGCGGTGGATCGTAAGCCGCAACGGGCGACCCATCACCTCCTTGCATCTCCTTCGTAAATAGGTGCATTGCTTCGGCCGGTGAACTGGCCTTAATCCAGAGAATTACAGGCCTCGACAAGGCGGGGTCGCGATAGAGGATGCCCGCCAGCGACAGTGAATCACTGAACAAGACCTGCATTGATGCGCCGGAAGCACGGGTTTCGTCATCCCAGAACCTCTCAGCTCCAGCATAAGCATAGACGTCGCGAAAACCCGGTTTGGCGGCAGCCTGTTCGATGAGCTGAGCATCGATGCTTTTCAGCTCAATCTCGTCTATGTCCATGTAGTCTCCATCAGCCTGTCGGCCGATCACTCGTATGCCATGCTTCTTTAAAACCTTCGGCTTTATCAGCATGCGCCTTCTCCCTAGGCCTTCTCTCCATTTGGCGGTGGTCGCTTACTATAACAGGCTTCCTTGCTCCACAGGTTCCCCGCTTCGCGAAACAATCGTCGATCCATACGGTTCGTGTGCCAAAACAATCAGAGCGTCGTTTGGCAGTGGGCGAGCGAGGTGCTTTGCCTCATCCCAAGGTGCCCGCATCCAGACTTCGGTTTCTTCCCTCGTCAGTAGCAGGACCGGCATAGCCTTCTCGTGGATCGGCTTCACGAGATCATTCGGATCTGTTGTCAGGAAGCCATAGAGATCGTCGGTCGTGAGGCCGTCGCGGACCTTGCGGACGCTTTTCCACTGCGGCACGTGGATGCCTGCGAAAAACATCAGCGATTTTTCTTCGTCGCGGGCAAACCAGGCATTGGGCACATTGCCGCCTTCCTGCTTGCTCGCGGGGTCCGGTTCGGCGAAGCTTGTGACCGGGACAAGACACCTGTGTTCGACACCAAACCACCGCGTCCAGTGAGGGAGATTGAGCTTGCGGACATTGGTCACGCCACGGTCCGGTTCCATGCGGATGAGTTCATCCATATCGACGGCCTGACCTTTGGCCTTCAGTTTTCCCGCCCTTGCTTCCGCAGCCTTCTTTTGCACGAAGATCGGTGAGGGCAGGCCCCAGCGCGCATGCACAAGCTGCTTCTTGCCGTCCGCCGTGTTTCGGACGATCGGCCCCATCTGGTCGGGGTTCATCTGATAGGCGGGCATCAGGTTGATCAGGCTTTCGGCGTCTTGGGCCCACTTCGAGACCCAGTCTTTGTCTTCCATGCGATACAGATTACACATGTTCACCTCGGCATCTTGGCTACGGTAATTTTTACGTCACCCTTCACGCTGCATCGTTTGCATTTCAGCCGCTTGGCAATATCGTCCACAGTGGTTTCGGCCTTGGCCACACGGTTCAGTTGCCAGTGCTGGATATTCGAAACGTGGCCACAGTAATTGCACTTGGCAACTACAATCTCCCAGTTTCGTATTTCCTTGACTTTAACGGCCGGCGGCTTCGCTTGTTTCAATGTATCGATGAGGCTGCCAGTGCGCGTATGGTATCTGAGCATACAGCGGCCGGAGAAACCCTCTTTCGGTTTCGGGCATTTGATTATGTCCTCAGCAATCTTGCTTATGAGCGATGGCATAGAATGGTCGCCGTACTCGATCATCAATTCGCCTGAACTGATGAATTTTAGAAGCTCGCATTCCTCACATAACACCCCCACAGGTTCGCCGCCGTAGTCCGACAGCAAATATACACCCTTACCCGGCATTTCGATCAGCGTCCGGCTTCCATCCGCGCGTAAATCCTCTGCCCATCGCTGCGGTCGCGAGTGCAAGCTGCAGTCTCAGGTGCTGGATATCTTCCATCAGCGTCTCTATCGCAGCGCGGCTGTCGCCGTCATGCCATGCAATGATGTGGTCAACCGGATCGGCCTCCGGTTCTCTTGGTAGTGGGCGCACTTTCTCATTCTCCCGTTCCAGAGTTTCAAAATCTTTCCCTGTTTGAAAGGCGCGCGCCCCCGCGCCGGTAAATTAGTCTGGCATCAAGTCGGCAATTTGCCCGTGCTGCACCAGCAGACGTGGGTTTGCCATGGTGCCGCTTTCCTCATCCACGGTAACGGCATAAGCCGCAACGCCAACGTGACGCGGTGCCATCGCACTCGCGATTTTCTCAGCGGATGCTTGATTGGAAGCTTGCCGCATTTCTCCCGGAACGACACCGCCACGGCTGTTTTTGAACTGCACGACAATAATTTTCTCGCCGTCTGCCATTTTGTTTACTCCAGTTTGTTCTACAAATGTTCTCATTTTAGGATGGAGTCAAGATTGCATTTCCGGCGTTACGGGGTCGATGTTCGTATCCATTGACCTGCACCATTGGAAAAGAACATAAGTCGCACGCGGACCGATTGCGGACCGTTTCGCTTGAATTTGCCGGAACAGAAATGGAACATATGCCCATATCTGCCCCGGAAAAGGTGGGTTTTCAGGAAGCAATCGCCGTTCGGGACGTGGGCTTCGCCCACAAACAGAAGCCGCAGGTAGAGGCTTAGATGTCGATCGAGACACCAGTAAGGTTTTCCAACTGCTTCTTTAAAAGGCCTTTCGCCAAAGCCTTCGCCAGATCAATTGTGAAGCCGCCAGCTTGGTGAAGCCCCTCCTTGGTTTTTGCCCAGATACGATCGTCTCTAACGCTATCAAGGAAATCGTGTCCTGCCCACGTTATGGCGTTGAGCATAGTCGCGCCCTGGCCGGTGACCTTGGCATCGATAAGTTTACCATCTGCCATCAGCCTGATATGCGCAGCGACTACCAAAGGGTCGTATCCCTCAAACTGCAAATCTTTGTCGTCAAACTCAAAAAGAATGGTGCCGATTGTCTGGTGAAGTTTCTCAAATCTCAGCAAGAGGGCGCGGATCAGGTCCATGTCGCGGCGCATAATCAAATCCTTTTTGATCGCCTATCAGCATTGCGTTCAGAAAGTTCTGAGTGCAGCCTGAATATAGTTACTTTTGAGCATATACGCATCGTCCTTTCCCGCTCGACATATGATCCCCGCGAAAAATGCTTTTGGCACGCCATCCACAATTTGCACTGAAAACGCCGAGCCACCACTCAATCCATCAGGATCAAAAGTTAGAGCCGCCCCAGCGTGTTTCAATTTCAGCAAAGCAGGGTCGTTAGAAGGTCGGTCAAGATGATACACAAGCCTCATTCTCGCGAGGCCCAAGTGAGGTTGCTCGTCCCCAAGGTCGTATTCTCGATGGCTCGCAGGGTAGCCTGCCACTTGTATGAAGGCGGTATCGGCGATCGGGGCATTCGGCGGAAAATCTTTGAAATTAAAAAATAGTGGGGCGATCTTTGGATTGGCGGACACTGGATCGGTGTAATCGAATATTAAAAGATCATGGAAGTCAGTGCCATCGATCTTTTCGAAATATTTGACGCCTCCTGAAGTCAGAACAATTGCCTCATCGAAAGGGAAAAAGCCAACTTGAGCGAAATCGATGTCTCTGACCTGATGGTGACAGCAAACCATGAAATATCTGGGGCCGTAGCGTAAGAGCGTACCAGACCCTCGAATGCTTACACGATATACGTCGTCATCATTCACAATGACGAGGGCAGCTGCGTGCCTTGATAGAATGTCTTGAATGCTATCGATGCCAACCTCTACGCCATTGACTGAAACGAAACGAAGCGCGCGAAAAGGACGAATTGGCATCAAGCTCCCTCATAGGCCGATTGGGACCCATCGGCGGCTTATCCACAGCGGCCGTTTTCTGTGGATTTCATTTTACAATTCGGTGTTGACAAAACTGGAAAAGTTGGGCGTTTTCGAGCTTCATTTTACAGATTGTGCCTGCCCACGCACCTGAAATCATTGCAAGTGCGATGGGATTTGTAATCAGGGTTTCCCGCCTCTTCAACTACGCTTACTGCAGCCCCATTTTTCAAATTTGTCATCTTCCGCATCGCACTCGCCGCCAATTCAGCGCGCCCTCCCAGATAGTGCATATCGAGTATGGCCTCGACATCCTTCAAGCTGTGGCCGGTCACCGCGGCGATCTCCGGCACGGTGCAGCCAGCGAGCGCCATCCTCGTGATTGCTGTGCCACGCAGATCGTGAAAGGTGAGGTCGACGATGCCAGCCTTCGCGCAACATTTTCTCCAAGAGGTGTTGAACCCATCGCTTGTCCAGGCTCCGCCGCGACTGTTTCTAAGGATGGCGCCGCTGCTACACTGCGAACGAAGAACATCTGCCAGCGGTCCCATGGGGACCAAAACGCGCGACTTCGTTTTCGACTGAGTGAAACGCAGATTGGCGCCATCGAAATCGCGCCAGGTAAGCCGCAGGAGGTCTCCTTTGCGCTGCCCGGTCCACAGCGCCAACTGAATGGCTAGGCGCATGTGGGCAGGCGCCTCTGCCTCAAATGCGGTTACGTCGGCGTCACTCCATGTCCGGTCGCGTCTCGTCGAGCGGTACAATCGACCGCCTCGTTCAGCGATGTTAACCGAGATCATCCCGCGGTCTTTCGCGAAGGACAGGACACGAACTAGAACCATCCATGCGAAGTCAGCGCTGCGCGGCTTGTCGGCCATCCCATCGCGCCACTCCTTAAATGAGCCGCGGGTCGACGGTTGCTGTAGTTCCTCAAGCGAAAGGCGACCGAACTCCATCCGGATCTTGTCGAGGTATCGATCGTATTCCTGGCGGGTGACAAGCTTGGTGCGGCGGAAATCTGAAGAGCCTCGGTAGAGGGTGACCAGCGTCGACAGATTGGTGGGCGAGGGTGCTCTGCGCAGCTCGTGGGCTCGCTTGAATGCGACAGAAAGAAGTGGATCACCCGGCTGGATCGGTTCGCCCTCGTCGTTCTTGAGCAGGGGCCCGCCCCGCCATGCGTAGCAATAATGAACGATCTCGCCGCTCGCTAGCGTCTTCTTGACCTTGGCAAGACCCTTAAACTTTGCGCCACGCATCGTATCCACCCTTCCATCGCGGGACTAGCTGCCGCCGGCACAAATGCCGATGGCGTTTCGTCGTCTCCTCGTGTGTATGGTGGTGCGCGATCGGTGGTCGCAGATGGAGGCTATTCTGCCGAGGCGGCAGAGGTCAAGTGCGGTCGCGTAACCGGACGCCGGGTCCGTTGCCGTCAGATGGGATGAAGATAATTCCGAATTCGAGCAAGGCCTGCACTACGGCAGCGACGTTATTAGTCATACCGCTGATGGTGCCTTCGCTCCCTTCCATTCTCTTCAATGTGGGGATCGATATTCTTGCTGCCGCCGCAATCTCAGCCTGCGTCTTTCCAATCAGCGTTCTTGCTGCCGCCAACTGCCGACCGGACAAACTCTTATGATCCATTTGTATCATTCTAATCTTTTAGTGTTGACAAACGTGGTTAATTGATCCAAAGGTATCACCAGGACACAAAGGACACAACAAGGAACGCCCGATATGGTTAGCGAGTCCCGAACGGATACGGTTAATGAATCGTTCATCTCCCGCATGACGCGTCTTTTCGCCGAACTGCACACGATTGGTGAGCGTGTGGGCGAAATGCCGGATGACGCGATGGACCATATTACGGAAGCTCACTGGATCGTCTCCAAGGCCATTATCGATGCGCCCGTCACTTGTGAGGCGGACGTGGCCGGTAAGCTGCGGCATGCCGCCCTGCTGGTTGAATGTCCCCATGGCGAGTACCACGACGAGCAGCCCGCAATTGCCAAGGCACTGGCAGACCTCAAGCGTTTCCGCGCCGAGGAATGGAATTCGGTGATGAGGGAGGCACGGTAATGAACGAAACTAGAGAATTGGCCGAAGACACAATGACCCGCGTTCAGATCCTCTGGGCACTGATCGAGGACATGTACGAAAACGTCGAGGCGTTGAAAGAGATCGTCAAGCTGCCCGACGGGATACGGGTCAATCATGACCTCGTTGTCTATCAAGCAATGGAGGTCAAGACCATCATGGGCGACTTGCTGGCAACCATACCAGAAGACGCCCTCTAAAAGTTTCGCCCATGTATCGGCGGAGGATTTCTAACCTTCTAGCTGTAACGGATCATGCACGTTCGAATCGTGTCATGGGCTCCACTTTCCCAGCTGGCCTTGAATTTAAGGCCAGTCAACTTGCCGGTGTGCGCCTTCGGGCAGCACCCGGTCCTTTATTCTGATGCCACCACAGCGCCAAGAAGGCCCGCAGGATTCACCACCCTGCGGGCCTTTTCTAATACGGAGAACGAAATTGGTTGTGCCGTTTGACGTAGTCGTCTGCCGTTCGCCAAATAGCCGCCACGAGTAGTGGCGTCCTCGAAGAAGTCAGTTTCGATGATTGTTGCACTTGGTCGTATCTTAAGGTGTGGCCGACCTACCTAGACTAAGTACAAAGGTAACAGCTGGCTGGACCCATTCAGCGCCGGGAATTTTAGAAATAATCGGTGCGATGTTGAACAATGCGACGCCGATTATGAATGCTGCGACACCCTTGACCGACTGTTCCCTCACAGATTTTCCGACGTCAGAAGCATAACGGAAAGCAGGGCGTAATGAGGCTGAAAACAAGTTTTCTACAGATCGCGTCAACGCGAGAACATCTCTCCTGTCAGCGTTCTCACCCTCGACCCAGTCGGAGACAGTCCGTAAAGATTCGACAACTTCAGGCGACACGGACGACGTATCGTTCAAACTTGAAACGAGTGCGCGGGTACCGTCCAAGATCGCGTCGACCGATCCTTGGCTGATTTTTACAGCAGCTGCGTTTTCACAGAAGGTTCGCCAGTCTTCGAACTGTGAGACCGCATCAAACACCATTTCAACATGGCCAAGCAACAGCGCAACCAAGCTTGACGAAAGTTCATCCACATCAGAGTTTACGGCTCGACCGCAGACCTGAGCCATTTGGCCAATCTGCACGACATTCGCGTGCGACTCCAACGTGCGTTGAAGCGCGCTGAACGCGTTGCGCAGCCTCGGGGATACGTTGGTGCCCTCTAAGTCCGCAAGTACATAAGCACCGTGATCAACCGCGGACCTGATTGCAGCATCCGCGATTTCTCGATCACGGTCATTCGCGCGTAATGGTTGGTCAATAACGACAAGAACGTCATCTTGGTACGCGTATTGAAACGCAGCAGTTTTTTGGCCTGGCGTAGATTCGAGGAGGTCATCGGGGGTGACTTGATTGAGGCCAATTTTCAGGCCGGACGTGAGGCGAAACAAACCTGCGTCATCATCCGCGATCCGACCTAGAACTCTATGGAGAGGATTTGATGTCACAAGGCTCGATTTCACATGAGCCGCAGCATTCAAAAGTTGGTCGATCTGAAGATCTATTGCCTGCACTTCTTCGAACGTGATCGCGTCCGGTTTGGAAGAAAGCCTACGAACGTTCGCCTTTAAATGAGAGAAACGGGTCAGAATTCCGCCAGTTACCTCATTATCAGATGAAGCGGATCGCACTTCGCCTTCAGAGCGTCGCAACCTTTCATCCATTTTTCCCAGAATGTTTATCAGTTTGTCCGGCTTCAT